AGGTAGAAATACTGCGTTTGATATTACTACAGGTAGTTCAAATGTATTATTGGGTTATTTTGCGGGTAATCATATAACTACATCAACTAGAAATATTGCTATGGGTTATCAATCGTTATTTGGAGATGCCACTCTGAAACTTACTGGTAATGATAATATTGGTATTGGGTATCGTACAGGATACAAATTAACAACTGGATATAAAAATACTTTTATAGGTAGTAGTGCTGGTATAAACACAGTAGGAAATACCAATATAGCATTAGGTGCAGATTCCTTAATGGGAGCAGCGGCTTCAACCTTTACGAATGCTATAGGTATTGGTAGAAATACTGGATTAGCTTATGCTTCTGGAAATGGAAATATATTTATAGGTGATGCCGCTGGTACATCAAAAGTAAGTGGAAATAACTGTCTAATTATTGGTACTGGTGCTCAAGCATCCACAACAACAATTGCCAATGAAATCACGTTAGGTGACAGCCTAATAGCCACACTAAGATGCCAACAAACATCAATTACAGCACTATCTGATGAGAGAGATAAGACAAATATAAATGATCTTGGTGCTGGTATTGAATTCATTAACTCACTAAGACCAGTAACATATCAATGGGATAAACGAGATTGGTATGATGATGGTATCAATGATGGTAGTAAGATTGATGATATTATTCAGAATGGATTTATTGCCCAAGAAGTTAAGTCTTCAATTATTGCTCATGCTGGTGGGGAATTAGAAGATCTTATATTAAACAATAATCCAGATAGATTAGAATTCAAACAAGGTGACTTAATACCAGTTATGGTTACAGCTATACAAGAATTATCTACACAAGTTGGAGAATTGAAGGCCGAGATGCAGACACTTTTAGATGCACATAATAGTACTACATAAATAACGGTATGAGTAATATAATCAGCACACAATCATCCGGGAAATACAACGAGAAGTCTACCTATGTGGACATCGATGTTGACCTAAAGAAACACCCTGTTACCGATGATGTGGTAATAGTCAAAGATGATTATGCTATCAAACAGGCAGTAGAAAATATTGTAATGTTTGAGTATAACGAGGCTCCATTTCATCCGGAAAGAGGCACAGACCTCAAGCGTGTGTTGTTTGAGCCGATTGATATTGCTACAACAATGTACATCAAAGATGCCATCACCAATTCATTGAAGGCATACGAACCAAGGATAGACCTATTAGAGGTCGTAGTGGTTCCTGATGAAGATAATCAGAGATATGGTATTGATATTGTTTTTGTTATTAAGGGTCGAGAGTATGATTCGACAATCAGTTTTGTTTTAAGCAGAATAATATAGGTTAATATATGCCTGAAAAGATTTCATTAGACTTTGACGACATTAAATCGTCAATCAAGACATACCTACAAGGTCAAGACGAACTGACCGACTATGAGTTTGAAGGTTCAGCAATGAACATTCTTCTTGATGCAATGGCGTATGTAACTCACTATAACGCACTGACCGCTAACATGGCAATGTCAGAGAGTTTCTTATCAACAGCACAACAAAGAAAGAACATTATTTCCCGTTCACAGGGTCTTGGATATGTTCCATCTACAATAACCGCAGCGACTGTTGAAGTTGATATGTCGGTTACATCACAAGGTAGTCAAACTTCTGTAACTGTTCCAAAAGGAACAAAGTTCACAAGTCTTCTCGACAATGAAACGTTTACATTTATAACAATGGACGAATTCTTCCTAACTGGTGATGCTGGAGGAACACTAACTGGTACGGCAACTCTGTTCCAAGGTGTTACTGGATATCAAACATGGACACATACAGCATCATCTAGCGACATCTTCAAAATTAATCAAGGTGATGTTGATAGTAAACATCTCACTATTAATGTTACAGACGAATTCGGTATCACCGAATGGACAAGCCAAACTAATATCATTCTAACAGACAAAGATTCGCAAGTATTCTATCGACAAGAGGGTGATGATGGAAATGTTGAAGTCTATTTTGGTGATGATGTTATTAGTGCTGCAATCGCGAATGATGATGTTGTTCGTATCGACTATCTTGTTACAAGAGGACCAGCGGCCAATGGTTGTAGTGGTTTCGATTTAACAAACGGAATTACACATCTTAGTGAGACATATCTTAGATCTTCCTTCACAATAACAAATACCAACAGTGCCGGCGGCGGCGGACATCGGGAAGATGATGACCGTATCAAGATGTTAGCACCCAAAGTTTATAAGTCACAACAAAGAGCGGTTACGGTTGAAGACTACACAGCACTACTTTTAAACAAATACTCATTCATCGATGCTATTAATGTATGGGGAGGCGAAGATAATACTCCTCCTCAATACGGAAAGGTGTTCATCTCAATCAAACCTAATTATGGTACCGAATTAACATTGACAACAAAGAGTCAAATCATCGAGGAGATTCTTAGCACAAATAGTATAATCGGAATCATACCTGAGATTGTTACTCCAGAATATGTATACATCAACACAACCACAGAAGTTGAATACGACAAATACGACACAACACGTACAGAAGGAGAATTAATTACGGCTATTGATGCTGGAATTTCATCATTCTTCCAAGATATTGATAGTGTGTTTGAGTTGGCATTCTATTTCTCAAAATATGTTGCCTATATCGATGATGTTGATGTTGCGATTAAGAACAATGTAACATCTATCACCCTATCAAAGAAGTTCACCACATATGACGGTGACAGTATTGCTCGTGTATTCGATTTCTCTGTTCCTATCAATAGTACCTGTTTCCGTAGTAGTACTTGGGAAGACGGTTCAGGAGATGTATGGCAGTTAAAATCTTGTGATGAGGGAATTTGGATTCATCTATATAAGAATGATGTGAACATTAGTGGAGAGAAAGGTGTCGGCAATATTGACCCAGACAACGGAATAATCTACCTAAATAGTTTTGTGGCCAGTACATCTGGCAACCAAGAGATTGAGTTGTTCGTTTCACCAGTATCAAACAATGTGTATCTAACAGGAAACAATATGGTTCTTGAAGGTACAAAGACCATTACTGCTGTAGAACTTAATGTTAAACTTTACCTAGAGTCACAAAGTTAATAGATGTCTATGAAGAGAAAAGATTTATCGGTTATCGTTGATAGGTGTATACCATCTAATCTCCGCGGAGAGAGCCCTCAATATGTCGCGCTCATAGAGAACTACTTTGAATATCTTAGTAGAGCTATGGGCGAGGCTGACATTCCAAGCAATCTTCCTGACTATCTTGATATCGACAAGACAACACAGGAATTCCTTGATGAGATAAAGGCCGAGGTTGCTGAGAATGTTCCAATCAATATCATTGCTGATGAGAAACTATTCTTAAAGAACATCCGCGACTTCTTTACAAATAAGGGTAATGAGAACTCATATAAGTTCCTATTCAAGTCACTATTCGACAGAAAAGTAGATTTCTACTATCCAAAAGTTGATATACTTAGGTGCTCTGATGGTAAATGGGTTCAACCATATTATATACACACAGACATATCCGACACCCTGTTACTCGCGGCGTACAAAGACAAGTTTATTACTGGAGACATATCCGAGGCTCGTGGTTATGTTGAGACATATACTACCGTCGGAGGTAATCCTGTATTTGCTGTTCTTAATAAAGTGGGAAACTTTATTGTTGGTGAAGACTTAACCATAGAGAACCCAGATGGTGTCTACACAACTGTTCAAGTGTTTGATATCATTGATGACTTGCCAGGTAGTTGGACCAACCGTGATGGTTTCCTTTCTTCTGACAAGAAACTACAAGACAACAACTACTACCAAGATTTCTCGTATGTACTTGGGGCTGAAATGTCAGCAAGAACATATAAAGGTGTTCTAAAAAGATTAATACACCCAGCTGGCATGAAACTGTTTGGCACATGGAAACGCGACTCGATTGAGAGATATTTCTTGGACTGTTACCAGTTTGAAAGAACTTGGGAAATAGAGTGGAATTATTATAGTGTTGATATGGATATCGAGGTCGCAGCGGAATTATATCTCCAAGACCACACAACCGATTATCGTTCGATGCGTCATACAAGTTATGTAGTGTTTGAAGATAACGTAGATGAAGATTTCTATACACAGACTGTTAGTATTAGCGATATTGAACATATGACCATCGATGATTTCGATACCGAGGACACAACAGAAACGTTTATGCTGGTTAGAAGACCAATAATTGAACTTATATTGTTAATTACCGAAATCTTTGGTGATTTTGTTACAACAAATAATTCCACCCTTTATGCACCTACACCAGCAACTCAGGATGGTTTTGGTTTAGGATGGGGAGATGGTGTTGAAATATCTAATACTATATTTTCGGTTTCATCAGCTTCTACGGAAGCTACGTTTATAGGTAGAGTAGATGTATTTGATAAAGAAACTCTAGCCCCGATTTTTGCATTGAATACCCCTAATCCGGTTGACTATGCAGGTTTCGGTGCAAGTGTCCATATTACAGATGACTATATTTTTGTTGGGTCGCCCGGCGAATGGGTAGATGGTACCATAGATTCTGCTGGTAGAGCATATGTATTTGATGCTGTTACAGGAGATTTAGTACACACATTAGAAGCGCCAGATGCACAAGAATGGGATTACTTTGGAATATCAGGAAGAATAGAATCAGGTAAAATATATGTAGGCGCGGCTTGGGAATCTGGTGGTGCTGGCGATCCTACTCCTTATGAGGGATGCATTTATGTATTTGATTTAATTACTGGTAATTATCTTAGTACCATAAGACCATCTGCTGGTAGTGGTAATGGTGACAGTTATGCTTATACTATGGATTCACATGATGGTACAATTATAGTCGGTTCACAGGGCTTATATGATGCTGTTGGTAAATCATATGTATATGATGCTGCAACAGGAAATGAACTACACGTACTTAATTTACCTGCGCCAATTTTTGGAGATGTTGGGTTTGGATCAAATGTTGCTATCTATGGTGACTATTGTTGTGTGGCTGAAGTAGCTGACAATACTGCTACTGGTACTGGTGCTGTATATGTATTTGATCTGACTACTGGAAACTTCATGCACAGATTAACAGCTTCTAATGCTAATACTAGTTACTCATTTGGTACTAGTATAGCATTACATGGTACTACACTGGCTGTTGGTGATCGTCCACAAAAGGCTGTATATGTGTTTGACATTATTACAGAAACAGAGACAAGAAATATTCTTTATAGTGATGTTGGTTATGAACTCAATGATAATTTCGGAACATCAGTTGATATACAAGGTGATACTTTGCTGGCAGCTGCTGATTTGGATGACTATATCGGCAATGTATACACAAATTCCGGTGCGGTTGAAGTATTCAAGGATCCTAACGCATCTTAACAGCATAAATACATATAATACAACTGTTTGTTAACAGTGATAAATAACATAAATATTAAAAATAGTTTTAGGAAACAATTATGTCATCAATAGTACATTCAGATTTAAGAGTACAAGGCGCAACAAACTTCATTAGACAGTTTGGTTTCAATACAACAACCCTGCCGACTGTGAAAAATCAGGTGTATATCGCGATTGGTAAATCAACCGAATGGACTGATGATACAATCGCTGACCCAACGGTTGGTTCATACGATGAAGAATATGATACAGTAGACGGTATGTGGGATGAAATTCTCGGCCTACACCTTGTAGACAAAGCTGATTTCTCACACGTTGTACGCAGAATTAACTGGGAAACCGGTGTAACATATCCTATCTATGATACCTCTATGATACCTGCTAATCTTGACTCACTTGATTACTATGCGTATGTAGAGACAACAGGAGAAGTTTGGGAATGTACGACTTCTACTGGCGCTAGCACAGATTCACCAAACAAAACAAGTACCGGCGGAACATATGTATTCGCAGAATTAACTGGTGGTGTATTCACTGCTAACGACGGCAACGTATGGAAATATCTATACACTATTGCACCTGTTGACCAAGATAAGTTCCTTGCGACTGCTTGGATTCCTGTAAATTGGAACGAATCATCTGATTTTGAAGAAGACAACAACTACGGAATCGATGCGATTGACCCTAGTGACCCTCTATATGTCGACCATGAATACAACATTAGAAAACTTCGTTCACGTTTCGTTATGGTTCGTGCATTGCTTGAAGACACAGACCTTGATTTCGACTATTCATACAGAAAGGTGGCTATCATAAGTAATCCATTAGCAGATGATGGTTCTACAAGATTAACCACATCGGATATTGTGCAAGCTGATATTGCAGCCAATGTAACTGTTCCTTCTGGCGACTTATTATATATTGAACACAGAGTTCCTATATATAGAGTATCAGGACAGAATGAGCTTGTTAGACTTGTACTAGAATACTAAAAAGAGATAAAATATGGCCATAGACCTAAATACTTCGCCTTACTTTGACGATTTTGATGAAACAAAGAATTACCTAAGAATTCTTTTCAATCCTAGTCGTGCTGTACAGGCTAGAGAACTTACACAGGTTCAAACAATCCTTCAAGGACAGATTCGCCATTTCAGCAAGCACATATTTGCTGATGGTACTCCGATTCTGGGTTCCAAGATCAGTGTTAATGATAAAAGAACATATATTAGTGTTACTGGTGATACCGTTAACGACCTTATTGATAATCTTGTTGACTCTGACCCTGCTCTAACAGGTGTTTATATCGCGGATGAGTCAGACGTTACAAATAAGGCATATATCGATTCTATTGATACTGTAAATGGTCGTATCTACTATACCACCCATAGTGGTTCTGTCGATGTTGCTGCGGTGTTTAGCGCATATACTTCTACCGATGTACTAATTCCTGACACAAGTATGGTTGTTGATACAAAACACAACTATATTACAGCAAATATCACCGATGGTCTTGTGTATCTTGGTGGTTCGTTTGTTATAGTTAGTGAGAATGAAGCTGACGTTAACCTTGACGATACAACAGGAAAATACTACATTGGTTACAGATTCACCGATTCTCTTGTAGAATCTGATGATGATTCAACCCTTCTCGACCCCGCTTCTGGTTCATATAACTACAATGCGCCTGGTGCTGATAGATATAAAGGAGAGTGTGTCCTAACGTCATACCTAGACGGAGGTTCAGTACCCGAAGACTTCTACATGATTTCCATTTATGAGAATGGAGAGACAATCACAGCGGTTAACAACGTACAATATAGTGACATTCTCGACCTTCTTGCACGTAGAACATACGACCAGTCTGGAGACTACTCTGTTAACCCTATTGATATGGAACTCAAGTTCATTGAGACTCCTACCGTCGATGAAGAAAAACAACTAGAAATTAAACTCGGTACAGGTAAAGCCTATGTACGAGGTTACGAAATTGACAAAAGAATTTCTGAAACACTTTATATTGACAAAGCAAGAACAACAGAAGATATAATCAATGAACAGATTTATGCTGAATATGGCGTTTATATTGACCTTGTACTTAATGGCATTGTGCCTGATTGTATCGGTGCGTTCAATATCGGACAACGCGAAGAAGTAAAACTTTGGTCAGATGTTTCTGGCGGCGGTACCGAGATTACAACCACCCGTATTGTGGCTATTACTCCTTATGTTGATACTCTACGTATTTGGTTAGAGTGGTCACCATCTATTGCATCATTCCTTAAATCTACAAGTTCTATTACCGGTGTTACAAGTTCAGCGGTAGCGAATGTTGATGTGTTTGATACTGATAATCAACCAGAGAATCATGGTCTTGCTTTTTCATTTGAACGTGAACAAGTAAAGGAAATCGACAATACATCATTTGACTATACTGTTCTTACACAATATAGTCTAACTGGTACCGATGTCTGGACGCAAAACATCTCACAATCTAATCGTGTGTTCGCTTCGAGTACAAGTACAGAGGTAGTATTGTTTGATGGTGCTGGTGGTTATGTTGACCCATCTAACTACACAGTAGATAATTCTGCACAAACCACAATCACAATTACTGGTACAGGTGGTACACTTGTTCCTGGCACACCACAAACTATCAACGTTGTTGTTAAAGAAGACATCACTGGTGGTATACCAAGAGTTAAAACACTTACATCAACATCAACAAATACAATTGCTGTTGATAGTGTTATTCTTCCAAATGATGACTTCTATAGAGTTACCACTGTTACAAACACAACCGATTCTCTTGATGTACCACTTACCGATATAATTATTACCGACGGCGCAACAGATGTTATGTACGGCAAGACTACAGTTAGTGGTCTTAATGCTGCGAAAAATTATACAATTGACTACGAATACTTTGCTCATAGTGAAGGTTCTATCAAAGGTGATGCGTATACAGTTGATTCATATGTAGGCGCGACCGAAGGTTCTGACCTGTATCGTTATATGCCTACATATATTAGTAACGATTCAAGAGTACATGTTTCTAACAGAAACGTTGTCGATTTCAGAAGAACAGAAGGCGAACTTGCTGGTAGTGTATCAGTTGTAGAACCAAGAACAAACATTACATGTTCATATACCCAATATCTGTCAAGACTAGACAAAGTGTATCTCGACTCTCAAGGAAACTATGGCGTATCTACTGGTATACCAAGTAATAATCCTGAGACGCCTAAGGATATTCCTGGCACAATGTCAATGTATATCATTGATATTCCTTCATATACACTTGAACCAAATGCTGTAGAAGTTACCGATATCGACAAGAAGACATTCACAATGGATGATATTCGTGATATCGTAAAACGTGTTGAGAACCTTGAATACTACACATCATTGAATATGCTTGAAAAAGCTGCATCCGAGATGAACATTCTTGATGAACTTGGAAATTCAAGATTCAAAAATGGTATCCTTGTTGACAACTTCACATCACATGACGTATCTAATGTAATACACCCAGACTATGTTGCCTCTCTTGATTTTGAGGATGGTACTCTTCGTGGTTCATTTACAATGAACAATGTTGATATCAATGTTGACTATGCTGAAACAGAAGGTGCTCGTACAACAGAGAAATACTTCCTTGATGCAAGTAGAAACCTTATCGATTATGATGGTGGTTCGAATACACCTACAGGTATCGCTAAAGGCGTAACTACTTGGCATCTATCACACACAACAGATATTGCGATTAGTGCTAGTGCTGCTTCTGGTGTAACCAACGTTAACCCATTCAATGTATTCCACTTTGAAGGTTCTCTTGATATAGTTCCTAAAACTGATAACTGGGTATCTACATATTACTTACCTACAATTCAAACAGGTTCTGGTTCACGATTGGCTGGTGCAAAACGTACCGAGTCATTGAATCGTAATATCGAACCAATATGGAACGCATGGAGAAATTCAATCGTTGGTAAAAGCACCCGCATGGAGAACATTCCTGGTAATAGCGATTGGTCGAACCCACTTACACGAAAGAATAGAGATAATGTTGATAAAATGTTGGTCTCTCCCGAGGGACGTAAAGAATTAGGACTATCAGCTAGACCGTTTACACCAAGAGAAACCACTAGTGTAACAACCACAGTGACCGGTAGTCAACGCAGAGGTTGGTTAACAACAGGTCGTACAACTACAGAACGTAGAGTTTCGGATAGATTGGTTAGTCGTGATGCGTTTTACTTTATGCGTTCACGTAATGTAACTTTCTCTGCTGAAGGATTAGTACCTAACTATAAACACAAGTTGTTCTTCGATGGTATTGATATCTCAACAAGTTTAACAACTGTTTCTGATGGAACAGTTGGAGACAACGTTAAAACAGACGCGACTGGTGCTTGTACTGGTACATTTAATATACCGGCTAACAAGTTCAAAGCAGGCACACCTGTTGTTGTAAAACTTGTTGACTATGATAATACAGGCGCAGACAGTGTTTCTTCTTCTGAAACAGAATATGAAGCAAACGGAACTCTAAATACAACACAAAGAACCGTTACGACTGTTACGACTGTTACACCATCCCGATGGATATCAACTTGGGCAGGACGTACTAATTGGAGTGACCCTGTTGCCCAAACGTTCCTTGTTGAAGATGGTCAAGGCATTTATCTTGATAAGATTGATCTGTTCTTCCAAACAAAATCAACAAAGAATATTCCAGTTTCGATAATGATAGTTGAAAATGAAAACGGTATTCCAACACAGAATATGGTACCGTTCTCACAAGTTACAGTTAACCCGAGCGATATTACCGTTTCTGATGATGGACAAACTTCAACAGAGTTTGTCTTTGGTGACCCTGTATATCTACAACCAAGCGTAGAGTATTCATTCATTGTTATGTCTAACAGTAATGAGTACACAATGTTTGTTGGTGAGATTGGTAAACAAGACATCTTCACAAACGAAGTGATTATGAAACAACCATACGCTGGTGTTATGTTAATCTCTCAGAATGGTTCTACTTGGACTCCTGACCAAACAAAGGATGTCAAGTTCGATATTCATAAGTGTGTGTTCGAGAACCCTGCTGGATTCTCTGAATTGGATGATTCCACTTGGGCAAACTTTGATTTAGTCAATGATGCTTCGTACTATGATGAGATAAACGGAGATTCTGTTGCATGGACAACCGATAAAGATTTAGTGTTGATGAATCTTAATATCGAAGACCTAGAACATCCTAAAACAGGAATTGTTTATGACTACGCATTACCAGGAAATAACGGCACGTTACTGAACAAAGAGAACACATCTCTTGATACAGTTGAGACCCTTTCAACTACTGGTGGAGACTTGACAATTACCTCCAAGATGTCTACAACCGATGTTAATATCTCTCCTGTTATTAATGATGAGAGAACTAGTGCAATCACTGTGGATAACACATCACAAAATCCTATAGGTAATATTGCTGAAACATCTGTATACATCACAGAGGCCACAAAGTTAACAACATCATCCGATGATTTGAAGGTTATATTCGACGCTGTTGTTCCTTTCAATAGTGAAATTGATGTGTACTACAAGACCAGTGAGTATGTTCCAAAATATGTTGACTTGATACCTGCTTCACTATCTATTGGTGCAATTGATGATGTTCTTGTGAACAACACTTGTAACATTCAATACTACGATACAACAACTGTTGCTGGTTCAACAGGTAATATCGTTAAAGGTAGTGTATTTGTTACCAGAATTGATGATGATACTGGACTTGAGAAGATGTACATTTCAAATGCTACTGACTTCCAAGAATTCGACCCAACTGTAGTTCCTGCAAACAATGTGATATTTGTTACAGAGGAAGTTATTTCTACTATATATGAGTTTGATTCTAGTGGCGGTCATTCAATTGGTGATTATGTACAATACGATTCTGAGATTTATAAGTCTAAGATTGGTTCAAACACAAATACACCAACATCAGACCAAACAGATGATAACTGGACACACATCATATCTGTAGTTGTTGACCCAACAAACGGCATAACAGAAGATGATAGAACAGAATGGCGTCCAATGAAACAAACAAACGTTGTTGCTGATAATGTTAATACATACGAAAACTTTGTTGAGTATACATACGACCCTAAGGAATATCCTGATGAAGACTTCTCGGAGTTCTCTGTTAAGATTGTATTGAAGGTTGATACAACCACAAGATATAAAGTTCCTCAAGTTAAGAACTTCCGCGCTATAGCGACAATGTAGGAGAGATATAGATGCCACAACCAGAAAGAAAAGGTAATGCTGTTGTTTTTGATAACAGCGGTAATATCACCGCAGCTAAAATGCGAAAGATGGCCGTTAAAAAGCAAAAAGATTTGTATCGTAGAGTAGAAACGTTGGAAATCGACCGCGAGTTAATGATGGAGTTGATAAATACCATGAAAGAAGAACTCGCTGCTTTGAAACCGAAAAGGGTTGTCAAGAAACGAGCGAAGTCATCAGATACAAAATAGGATAATATATGGCAATTCCATCATTGGTAGCAGCATTAGATTCGTTTAGAGTATGGCGCGAAGCCACTAATACCGTAATCTCTAATATGCTTGATAAGACTTTGAACTTATCAGATGTTCCAGATGCGGCCGCAGCAAGGGTTAATCTTGGACTAGAACTTGGAGTTGATATTCCAGTTTATCTACAGAATAATTGGTCAGGTACAGCTGCACCAGGAGCAACAGATGATTCGGACGCTGGATACGATATAGGTTCTGCTTGGATTGACACATCAGCTGAGGGACAGAATGAAGTATGGCGTTGTATCAATGCTACTATTGGTTCAGCGGTCTGGGTGAACACTTCACTAGAACTTGATGACCTTGGTTCAATAGCAACACAAGATGCAAACGCGGTGGCCATCACAGGTGGTTCAGTCACAGGCATCACTGATTTAGCAGTTGCTGATGGTGGTACTGGTGCATCCGATATAGCAACAGCAAGAACAAATTTAGACGTACATTCTAAAGCAGAGTCATTGGCAGAAGCCGAAGATTTGGCAATAGCAATGGCAATAGCATTAGGATAAGAGGTAATTAAACGTGGCAAGTACATTCACAAATGCGGTATTAAAAGTAACAACAGCTGATACACCGGCAACATTATATACAGCTAGTGGTGTGAAAGGAATTGTTAATGCTCTTAACATTTCCAACACAACATCTAGTTCAATCAAGGTGTCAATCACTGTTGTTCAAAGCGCAACAACATATTCACTTGGTACCAACATTCCAATTTCGGCCGAGGCATCGTTGATCTGGGATAAACCAATTAACTTGAATGATGCCGATTTTATTCAAATATCTTGTAATACTGCTGATTCAGTAGATGCCTTTGCGAGTGTACTGGAGATTAGCTAATGCCTTATATTGGTAGAGTTAGACCAACAGAATCTACACAGGAAATTGATTTATACAATTTTGATGGTACTGGTTCTCAGACAGATTTCACATTAACTTCTAGTGTTCCTAATGATAAGGACGCTGTTGTTACAAAGAATGGTGTTGTTCAACATACAGACGCATACTCTATTTCAGGACTAACACTTAGTTTTGTGTTAGCGCCAGAATCTGGTGACGCAATCGAAGTTCGTATTGTCGTTGGTATCATTTCTGCTGGTTATGTTCCGTTAGACCAAACAATTCTACCGAATCACTTGGCACCATCAACAAAGAATACTGCACCTACAGGCGCAGTTGGTGGTTTTGCTATGGGCGTTGCTCCTGATGGATGGATTAAATGTAACGGAGCAACAGACTTATCAACTACTGTATATGCTGATTTGTTTGCATCGGTAGGATATACATTCGGAGGTTCTGGCGGATCATTCGGTGTTCCTGACCTACGAGGCGAATTCATGCGTGGACTAGATGATGGTAGAGGCGTTGATAGTGGTCGTGCTTTAGGTGATGGAAGTCAAGCTGATGATAATAAATCACACACACATACATTTGACGGTGTACCAGATTTGGGCGGTGAATGGCGCCTTACTCCAATGATTCAAACTGGTCATTATTATGGTCAAGATACTACCGATTCTAGTGGTGGAACCGAAACCAGACCTCGTAACGTAGCAGTTCTTTACTGTATTAAATACTAAGGAATAAGAAATGGCATTAACAAAAGCTCCAGCTAGTATGATTTCCGGTGGTGTAACTGTGCCTACCGGCACTATTGCGGCATTTTCGGATTCTGTTTTACCTGATGGATATATAAAGTGTAACGGTTCTATTACACTATCAACTACAACCTATGCCGATTTGTTTGCTGTGATAGGATATACATATGGCGGCAGCGGATCTGAATTTGGAGTGCCTGATTTCAGAGGTGAATTTATTCGCGGATTAGATGATGGTCGTGGTGTTGACTCTGGTCGAGTTTTAGGAGATGGTTCACAGGCTGATGCATACGGTTCTCATAATCATCACCAAGGTATAAGCACAAATAAGGCTGGTTTATATAGTTATACAACATTGTCTGGTACAGATGCTGCAAACGGTACCGAAAGTTATACACGGTATAACTACACAAGTACAGAAGGTGAGACCGAAACTCGTCCTCGTAACGTAACTATGCTCTACTGTATTAAATACTAATAAATACACAAAAGAATACTTAATCAGGAAATATCAATGCAAATTTATAATTACGACCCAATCACTACCGAATACGTTGGTACAAGCACAGCGGACGAAAGTCCACTTGAACCTGGTATATTCTTAATCCCTGCTAATGCTACCGAAATCCAAGCACCAACAACAGAAGTAGGCGAATCTGCACTATTCGATGGTTCTAACTGGAATGTCGTAGAAGACAATCGTGGTACTGTATATTGGGAAGGTCTTGGTAATACTGCTGTTCAATCGACAATGAGTGACTTCGGTGCTCTACCTGATGGTGCAGTAACAACACAACCAGAACCAACAGAAGAAGAACGAGTTGCAACTAAGGTTGATGAAATCACAAAAGATGTTCAATCTCACCTAGACACAACTGCTCAGACAAGTGGATATGACAATATTATGTCAGCATGTTCATATGCTAGTGTTGTTAACCCATATCAATCAGAAGGTGAACAGTTCCTTGTATGGAGAGCTGATGTGTGGACAACCGCTACAACACTTCTAAACGATTGGGAAGCAGGCGGTACAGAGCCAACAGATTCAGCAGAAGTTGTTGCGGCGTTACCTATATTAACACTAGTTTAAAGGTTAAACTAATATGACTCAAATAAAGTCAAGTAATATTTCAACAGAGGCACAAAATGACATTGCTGGATTAGTTGATGTTTCTGCGTCAATCGCTGGATTGTCAGCTGGTGATATCGGAACATACTGTTTTGCACGGTCTACTTCTGATTGCGCCTTTGGCGCAACACGAACAGGAAGTTCTTTATACCCAACTTCCGCCTTTACGGGTTTAGCCGGCAACTTTGGCACCGGAACATCATCTGCTGGCACAGCGTTAACAGGCACATGGCAAGCAATGGCGCATTATGACTACAATTTCGACGATTCACATAGAGGCGTTGCTCTTTGGTTAAGGATTTCTTAAAATGATTAAAGTAACAGACTACAAAAACCCAATATACTCAGCGGAAGGCACAAATCAAATTGATTTGGAAATTTTAACCGATGTATATGGTTGGATTCCTACTACAATCTTATTAGATAATGATGACAAAGAACCACACACATTACAAATAAAAGAGTGGTTGGTTGATAATGTAGGTTCAATTGAACCTTATATAGCACCTACCATTACAACCGAACAAAAAATATCAACGATTAGTAGTGCCGTACAGGTTCATATAGATACAGAAGCTCGGTCAAAAGGATATGATAATATAAATTCTATCGCTAAATATATGGGATATACAAACGACTTTCAAACAGAATGTGAAACTCTTGGTGCGTGGACAGCATCTTGTTGGTCAACGTGTCACGTTATACTCTCTAATTGGGAAGCAGGCAACATTACAGAACCAACGGCCGATGAAGTGATTGCTCAACTACCAACTATTGTTTACTAAGGAAACAAAATGGCATATATAGGTACACAACCTCATCTAGCATCATTCGAACGCGACTCTTTCAATGGAGATGGAGCGACTGTTCTCTTTACATTGTCGAGATATGCTGGAGATGAACAAGCTATTGAAATTAACATTTCTGGTATAACACAACATACAAATACATACACTGTAACAGGAGACCAACTGACATTCAGCGAGGCTCCGCCAGAAGGCACAGATAATATTGAAATCTCGTTTCTTGCTCTCGAAAGTGAGATAGGCGTTCCTGCTCCTGGAGTTGTTGACAACGAACACTTGGCGCCGACACTCGAAACACGTTTGACAGACATCGAATCTGATATTACAACAAATGAAACAAATATAATCGATTCTGACCGTTCGATGGTTAATTATATGACCTCAAATTGGACAGAGCGTACCCCAGCTGTTGCGAACTCTTGGGCAGGATTATGTTGGGGTGGATATGGCGGTGAGAGTGTAGGAGAATTCGTTGCGGTTTCTTTTTCTGGTACACTCGATAGAGCGATGTACTCTATTGACGGTACTACCTGGACTAGTGGCACTACCGAAACAGATAATGAATGGGTTGCTGTTTGTTGGGGTGCTGGTACATATGTAGCTGTTGGAAATACAGGTTCACTTGATAGAGCAATGACTTCTACAGACGGCGGTGCTAACTGGACCACACGAACAACACCAAACGATAATTCATGGCGAGAAGTGACCTACGGAAATTCATTATTCGTAGCGGTATCATCTACCGGAACAAATAACCAGGTTATGACTTCTACAGACGGTATTACATGGACATCTCAAACAACACCAGGATCATCGTCATGGGCCCGGATTATTTGGGCAGAAGAGCTAAGTTTGTTTATTGCAGGCGCCTCTAGCGGAGATAATATTATTATGACTTCTCCGGACGGTATTACATGGACCGAACAAACGACACCAGATTACCATATCGCAACAGGAGTAGCGTGGAGCGCCGAGTTGAATCTTCTTGTAGCGGTTGGAAATGGAGCTTTGCAAAGTAAGGTCATGACTTCTCCGGATGGAATAAACTGGACTCATGTTATAACAGATGATATTGCATGGTATACTATCGTATGGTCTCCAGAATTAAAATCTTTTGTATCAAACATATCACCTGTTCTAGGCGGTTTCCGAAATAGAGCGGTCGCGGCTTCTCCTGACGGAGTTAATTGGACATATAAATATGATTTCAATTTCGAAGCTGCGGAGTCATGGCCAGATCTAGCTTGGAGTCCTGTTGTTGGAAGATTTGTTGCTTTAAGTTCTGCTGATTTGATGTCTTCATCATTTAGTTATCAGGGTTCATAATGTCACAATTCACTACACCACTAATACTTGAACACCTTCCAAATGAAAGATGGATGGTCAGTGAATCTTTCGAATATCATGTAGGAAAGTTTCCAAGTCTTGATATAATCGTAGTACCAAAAATGTTTATCACAGATATAACATCGGTACCTCGTTTCTTGTGGTCATTACTACCTCCACACGGTGAATACGGCAAGGCTGCTGTTATTCACGATTTCCTCTATAGAGAAGGAAAACGTTCAAGAAAAGAATGTGACAAGATTTTCTTGGAAGGTATGGAAGTACTTGGGGTAAATACTACCAAAAGAAAACTTATATACTTGGCCGTTAGAATATTCGGTAAACTAGCCTATAAAGGCGCATAAATAACAGCACATAAACACATTATCGTTAGGAGATATATTATGAAAGTAGTTGATATTGTTAATTCAGCTCAGGTTGTACAACAACTTTTAGGTTCAAAGATGAAAATCGGAGCTGCCTATAAAATCAAGAAAAACGCTGAAGAGATTCAAATCATCGTGAAAGCATTTGAGGAGAAGAGAACAGAACTCCTTGAAAAGACTGGCACCTTGAACGAAGAAAAGAATGAATATGAGTTCAAAACTCCAAAAGATAGAACCAAGTTTGATAAAGGTATGAACGAACACCTGCAATCAGAAGTAGATATCGACATCAAAAAGGTTTCTGTAGAAGACCTTGGTGAGGTAGAGATTGCACCTGCTGCGCTGGAAGTTGTAGAGTTCATGATAGAATTGTAATTGTTGGTACGATAATAATAACAAACACCAGCCAAAAGGGAGTCTTCGTGACTCCCTTTTTTGTGGTTCAGATAAATACTTGTAAACCGCATAACATAGGATAAAACGATGGGTGATTACTTAAATAATTTCAGACAGGGCGATGATAAGGTCATTACGATACAATACCCTGTTGGAACTGATATTACAGGTTGGACATTCTGGTTTGTGATGAACGACAAACTAGACACAAAAACACCAACGGTACAAATATCCCACCTTGTTGGAGATAATGCGCTTGATGACGGCGTTAATGGACTAGTGTATATTACCATTCCTTCTGCAACTACAGGACTACTAAAAGATGGTTCGTATTACTATTCTGTTAAAAGAGTAGATGATTCAGGTAATGTAAAAACTATCTTGCCTCCTATCGATGAATACAAAGACCAAGTTAAAGTTATTCCTTCTCTAAAGATTATCTAATAGATGGCCGATACTTACAATATTGTTGACGATGAGGATTCTGTCCAAGTCATAGAAGGCGGTACCGGATTAACGGTGACCATCTCGGAAGACTCTATTGGTGTCTCCGAACCTACAGATAGTATCAATGTAGACAGCGTAGAAGATAGTGTCTCGGTCGTTGACTCCGATACGTCCCTGAGTGTTACGGATGGTGACGATGCAATCACACCAGAGTTCAATGAGATTCATCAAAATGTTACTCTCAATAACACATATAATGTTGTTAAATCTGCAATTGTTGGTATTGCCGGTACCGATATAAATGCACACAGAATGGTTGCTGCTGATGATGGGTTTGTTGTTTATGCGGATAAAGATGACCCAGACCACATACACATTGTTGCTGGATTAACCGACACAGCATTTCTACAATCGGCTGATGTATTAGCAATAATGAACGGAGATATACAAGAAGTTACATGGACTTGGACTCTGAACAAACCTATATTTCTAGGAAATAACGGATTCATGACACAAACGGTACCAACAACAGGATTCCTTTTACAAGTTGGATATCCAGTCACAACAGACAAAATGATAGTGGATATCAAGACTCCTATCAACTTAGGATAAATAAACAATAGCACATACTAAAAACACCGAGGAACAATTATGGCCGGCGAAAAATTCTTAAAAATCGATCCTGCAACAGGCGGAATCGAAGAAAACATATCAACACAAACAGGCGGCGCAGGTAACGAAAACCTAATTCCGTCACTAGACGCGACTGGACGATTTCCTAATACGATGATGCCTGTTGGTCTTGGTGATGATGTTCAGACTCTTGTAGCATTTGAAAATCTCAGTGCTGGCGACTTTGTTAATGTATACTACGATGGTACTGCTGGTGCTGTTCGTGTACGTAAGGCTGATGCCGGCACAACAGGCAAAGAAGCAAACGGGTTTGTTCTTGCTTCTTATACAGCATTAGACTCAACGGTTGTTTACTTCGAAGGCACAAATGACCAACTTTCTGGACTAGATAGTGGTAACGTTCACTTCCTATCAACTATCACAGCTGGAGGTGCAACACCAACCGTACCTACCGGTTCTGGAGAGATAATTCAACGCCTTGGTCGTGCTACAACAGCAACTTCTATAGCGTTTGAGAATACGCAACCAATCAAGCTTGCATAAAGTAGTTTAATGTGGCTGAACATAGACCTGTTGTCATTATCGATGGTGAACTCCAACAAGTTCCTCTTGGAGATACCATTGAACAAACAACATACATATCCGGAGATGAGTTAGGCGTGCCATATGCTTCTCAGACAGATTTTGTTGGTGACACAATAATCTATAAAGGTTGGGCGGATGTCGGAACATTGACCTCGGCCGGTACCTGGAGAATTCAAAAGATTGAATTCGTTGGTGTTGACGAGGATGTTGTTGTCACATGGGCAGATGGCGATAGCAATTTTGATAATATCTGGGAATCCAGATTATTATACACATATAGTTAAATAAAGAATAATATAAGGTAATTAAATAATGACTGTAATAGTATCAAGTTCGGTTACACAACCAGCTATCGTAATGGACAAATTACATGTTGAGAGTTTCACACTCAAACAAGCAAAAGAAAATGATCCTAAACGAATTATCAGTATGGGTGTGTGTTTATATGGTTTCGACGAAAACGGCGACAAGGTATTTTCTAATGAGAATATCGGAGTCGAGGACAAAGACTTTGATGCCACTGTTGTTACTGATTATATCACTAACGGAGGAACACTAGAATCGTTCATGGTAGAATATGTAACAGCAAGGACAGCAATCAACACAGAATTCGCCGCAGGTAACATCAGTGATGCAGAATTAATGGCATACTTTGAACTTGCTCTGGCCAGAATTGTAGAACTTCACGGCAAGACTTCTGTATCTGGTATTGAATAATATATAATGGCCCAAACTATTTCATATGATGGTTATGGTGTTGTTGCTAATGCCGACCGTGAAACAAATGATACCGGCGGTTCTGCTACTGGTGATTGGGGAGAACTAGGCGGCGGTACTATCGGATTCAACCCAGATGTATACCTATTTGAGGGTGGAGCTGATGGTGCTGGTTCAATGGGTTCTAAATATGCATCAAAATCTGGTTACTCTTATGTAGATGGCATTACCGCGTTAGACTTTACTACTGCCAGTGCTAATGCCGAAGATAATTTCTTATATTGTTTGGTAAATATCCAGTCTGCGGGCGCGTTTGCTCCGTTAGCTACAGACGGTTTATCTGTTGCTATAGGTGATTCCACCGGTACAATGAATCATTACAAAATTGCTGGAAGTGATGATGCTAATGGTTGGTCAGGCGGATGGAAATGTTTTGTTATTGATCCTCAAATAACTCCTTCTATAGATAATAGCGCAGTACTAACAGCAATTGATACAATAGGTATCTGGATTGATACTGATATTTCTGTACGTGCGGACTCTATTTTCCAATCTATGATTATCTCAGCCAAAGGAATCAAGTTCACTGGTTCTCCTACTGTTTCAGGAGAAGGTTGGGACGAACTGGCCACATGGTGTACCGACTATGCTAATAGGGCATTTAGTTTTATCGAAGTTCGTGGTTCTACATACTTCTTAAAGGGTGGTCTAACTGTAGGAGATGGTTCTATTTCTACAACAATGTCGGCAGATGGTAATAGTATCGAGTACGAAGAAACGAGTTTCTGGTCAGGAAGTGCTTGGGTCTCTACTATGCCATCTACCTCCAATTATGTAAATGTATTAGCTAACGCTTCTATCGATTGGACTAACGTTAGTATATCTGGATTCGTAGACAACAAACTTATATTAAATACTTCTGCTGGTACTGGTAGTAGTTTATCAGGTGGAAATGTAAAGTTACTTCAAACACTAACAACTAATACTAGTGACACTTTCGATGGAACAGTTTTCTCGGAAAGTGATGCTCTTACATTAAGTAATGCCTCTTATGATAACTGTACGTTCAGTGAATGTGCAACACAGACATTGGATGCAACTACCACATCATTCACAGGTAATATCTTCAAACCGGCAAGCGGTGTTACCGCTTTAGAGACTCCTTCGCTCGATTATTTCTCTGTCAATAATTTTATCTCTGCCGGCACAGGTCATGCTGTTGAACTAACCGCGACTGGCACCTATGATTGGGATAGCATATGGTCTGGATACGGTTCAACAGGCACAACAGACGCTGTTGTTTATAACAATTCTGGAGGAGCAGTTACTATAAATGTTGTTGGTGGAGATACACCTACATATAGAAATGGTACAAGCGCGACAACTAGTGTTGTTACCGCGTTCACGCTCACACTAACAGATATTCCTTCCGGAGTTAATGTCACAATTGTCAATAGTTCAACTAGAACAGAATTAAAGCACGTAGAATCTACCGGTGCTGATATTACATACGCTCATGGTGGTGGAGAAACGGTAGATATTCTATTAAATTCGTTATCATATGATCCAAATCTATCAGACATTTATGATTTAACTCTGCCCAACGTTAGTAGTTCGATTAAATTTCAAATGATTTCTGATACGAATTATAATAATCCAACATAAATAATAAATAGTACAAACAATAACACATACTCACTAGGAGATTAGCCAAATGGCAAAAATTACAGACCCAGACAATCTTCAACTTGCTTTGAATACTGCTGCGACATCAGAAGAAGTTGAGATACAAACTGGCGCTAAAACTATCAAATTAACACTAGTTGGTGATTTGAATGATACTGCTCCTGGCAAAAGCTCAGGTGTAACAGCAAAAGCACTATATTCATTCTTAAAAGAAGAATGGTTAGGTGGTGCAATTTCAGAAAATGACGTTTCTGCTACACTACGTAGATTCAAATTCCCACTAAAAATGATTTTTGAAGGTTCGTTCATCTGGGTAAATGGTTGGAGTCCTGCTGACGCCCAAACGCGTGATTTAATCCGTGATGCTGGTTTCCAAGAAATAACTGCTGATGAGTATTCATGTTTGGTGTCACTTGGTGCGATTGATGCTCCTGCTGTAGACCAAGTTTACTACACAAACGTTGCTGGTTTCACAGAGACTCCTACAAACTATGATAAAACCGGAGAACTTAACGAGAACATTCAAATCGTTGGTGGTTCTGGTACAAATAGTTATACAAAATCTTTCCTTCGTGAAGAAGCAAAATTATACGCAGAGTATTCACTACTTGCTGAACAGGGTCTATCTGTATTGGGTTTCCAAGCATACTCATTCCCATTATCAAACGGTACTGACTTAAAAATAACAACTCCTGTAACAACCTACTACGATGTAAATATCGATTCTGGTTCAACTGGTATTGCTGATGGCGTCTATGGTGATGATACGTATCCTATAGCCGCAGCAGCTGGCGCAAGGATGCGTGTTGACTTCCTAAAAGGTTCTGGTTTCACAACATACGCAGACGCAACAACATATGTAATCGGTGATGTTGTATTCGACCCTGCTGTACAAGCAAACACTTCAACATTAGGTACATGGTGGTTCTGTGAAGCAACAACAGGCGATTCGTCTGGTGCCAATACAGGTGTCGATACTGGTAACACATGGACAGCTTACTTTGGTGCGGAACAAATAGGTGGTGAATGGTATGCGTTCAATCGTATTATCGATTGTAATGGTTTAACAGACCGTCAAGCATATGCTTGGTCACAATTTATGTTGCGTCAATCGTCAGACATTAACGCAGATTGTACTAATATTACATCAGGACAAGGTTCTTTTGGTAGTGTGAACGGTAACGTTGCTGCACTATTAGTTGAGTATGTTGGTGATACACTTAAACCTAGAGGCGGTGTTCTACTTCGTAACTTTGATACAAACTCAACAAACAGTATTATTCATAGACCTATCGATGTTGATATTGTTGTTGGATCTGATATCGGACTTGACTCAGAATTTGTACCACTAAGTACAACAGACGTTTCATTCCCATTCGTTGCTGCTGGTAGCTTTAGTTTCTCTGATAACTTAGACGCAGAAGTAACCGATTCGGATTCTTTCTATACTGTTTACTTCCAGTATATCACATCAACAACCGATTCAGATATTGAAATCACAGGCGCTTCTGGTGCGAACGCTACTATAGATTATAGTGCTGCGAGTGCTGGTGCTAAGACAACACTTAATGCTTTGACTACTGGTGATTATATTGATGCGTCTGGATTCACCGGAACAACAACCAATAATGGTTTATATGTTCTTACTGGTGAACCTACCACCGATACAATTGCTGTTACCAAGTCTGATGGTGTTACTATTGTTGATGAACCTGTAGGAGATTCAGTAACTATACTTAAAAACCCATTTGAATCTCCAAGTGCTGTTATCGTTAATGACGATACTGGTGGTACTCCAATCTCTGGCGACATCACAGCAACTTCACTTAACTGGGACTTTGATTACACAAACAATGTTCAAGACGGTCGTACTGCTAACACAGATGCGCCTATCATTGTTGTTGCTCAATCTCTTAACACTGCTGAATGGATATCTGCAACACATACCATTACTAAAGCAACTGGTCAAACAATTGCTGTTAACTCTGGTGATGAACGTAACTACGCAAACGCATAATTTATATCGTAATAAATAGTTATATCATAGGGGGATTTATTCCCCCTTATCATTAAGGAGATTAATATGAATAGAAGTGTTGAAGACCTAGATAATGAAGTGGAAGAATTAGAATTACACGATAAGTCTGAAAAAGATATTGAAAAAATTGTCAGCGGTATGTCTAACGAAGCTCGGAATATTAGAGCAATGCGTAAACATATACGTTATCAATTATATAGATTAAAATCAGAAGCAGAAGGTAGAGCATCCAATGTTTCTGAGGAAGGATTTAAAGAAAAGTTTGAAGTACAACGAGGTTTTGATGGTTGGAAAATGTTTTCAATCAGTTGGGATGTTAAGTTAGATGATCCAGAAGTTGTTATTGCACGTAAATTATCCGAAATCGAAGAATGGGATGCTCTTATGGAATCTAAATTTCCTACCATAAAAAATGGTGTTGTGGTATATCCTGATATTAAAGTAAAAGAAAAGGTCGAAGCAGAAATAAAAGTTCAGAATAAGAACAAAGCTAAGAAGAGAAAATAATAGATGAGTGAATTTTTCGTAAGAGTGCCGAACGACGGTGCTGGTAAAGCAATCAGGCACGAGGTCCAAATTGAGGTTGATTACGTCAATAAGACCGGCGAGTTTGTTATAGATGAAACAGTTACATTTATTACTTCGCAGGTAACTGGAAAAATTCTATTAGACCATGTTGGTATTCAACATACCGAAAATCATCTTCATATTAAACTAACCCATGGTTCACCTACTGATATTCAAGAAGGTGAGAATATGCAGGTTAATGGTGTAACGATCGCGCAAGCTGGAACATCGACCATACCTTTCTATATACCATCAACTATTGCTGTTGGTGGTAATAACCCAACCCATCTCCAATATATTGATAAGAAAGGTTCTTCATCAACAAGATTCGATGAAGGTTCTCCTAGATTTGATTCGTTTGGTCGTATGCAGGTTTCCAATCCTACAACTATTGGTGACTATTCATTCAACTATGATGGGCGAAATGGACACTTCACTGACACAGCAACTAGTTTTGCTACAGTAACACATGATCAAACAGTTGGTTGTATTATACTTACCAATACAACAGATAGTGGTGATCTTGCTAGCAGACGTACTGATGTACATCACAAATATATTCCTGGCCAATCGCAGTTATTAGAAATGACGGTTGCTTGCGGTGATGCTGGCAAGGCAAACCAAGTAAGACGTTGGGGACTATTCACTGATAATGATGGTCTATTCTTTAGACAGCATGGAGATATGGGTGATCTAGATTTAGTTATTAGGTCCTCTGTAACTGGTTCTGTTGTTGAGAATATTGTGCATCAAGCAGAATGGAATACAGATAGACTTGATGGTTCAGGAGATGCATTTAATATTTCTGGATATCTATTAGATACAACTAAAGACAATATTTACTGGATTGATTATCAATGGTTGGGTGCTGGTAATGTTAGGTTCGGTGTTGAAATTGCTGGTGAACGTATTACATGCCACTCATGGAATAATTCTAACGTAAATAATGTATCATATATGCGTACTGGTTCACTACCTATATGTGTTGAACAAGAAAATACTGGTTCTGTTGGTTCAATTTCTGAACTGAGATGGTTCTGTGGAACTGTAAAATCAGAAGGTTCTTTTATGCCTCACATGGGTCAATTTAATATGGCTGGTGATGCTTTAAAAGCTGTTACTGCTGCTGGTGGTCGTGTACCATTAATGTCAATACGTCCTCGATTAAATTATCAAGGAAAGACAAATAAGATAATGATTCTGCCAAATCAATTCTCTGGTATGGCAGTTGATACGGCAACTAAAGCATTAGATGGATATGTACGAGTAGAGTTATGGAAGAATGCTGTTCTAACAGATTCAACATGGTTGACTACAGTATCATCAAACTCCGGTGCAGAGATTGATACAGGAGCAACAGCTTTATCTGGTGGTCGAAGAGTAGTATCGATGATGATGAAAGGAAACGATTTCCAATTAATGGGTGAATTATTTAACTATCTACATGAAAACCTAATCAATAAACAAGATGGCACACAACAGCATTATACTATTGCTGTTACTCCAATGACTGGTGTTGACTTGTCTATTGCCGGTTCATTATCTTGGAATGAAGTGAGAGACTAATAAATGTCATGGGCTTCATTATCATATGGACATTGGAGTTACTGGGATCTTCAACATAAGATAACAGTAGACTACATTACCAGACTTATTTACGTCAATGATGGCGTGACTGAGTTTGATATAAAGATAGATTTATATTCAGACCTCAAAGAACTATGGTCATTAGACCCAACAGATTATAGATATAATCGATTCAGGCCTCCGGTTCGTGTAATAGGTGGTGATGCTACGTCCGCTGGTCAGTTCGCTGGTGATATCTACTTCATGCAGAATGGTTGGAGGATCGTATATGATCCAACCAAGACATCTGTAACTGGTGTACTATTCTCCGACGATTATGATACTCCTTGGTTATATAGTGGTGATATGTCGCCTGTATATCCTGCACAGGTATCATCACTTGTAACTGCTGTTCAACCTACTCTCGAAGGTCTGGAGATTCCAACTCCTACCGAGACCGCTGAAGCTGTTAGAACAGAACTTAATGTTGAGATGTTACATTTGTTAACACTATACAACGGACTAACTCCAGCACAACAAGACGCATTAACAAATATGCCTGATAGTGTTTGGGATAAACCAGTATCAGAGATGACAACAAGTGGTTCTATTGGTGAATGGGTTGCCAAGAAACTTCTATCTCTCAAGAAATACATTGGTCTAAAATAACTAAATTCTACTAAATAGTATATAAAGAGGTAGATATGTCGGAAGAAGAAAATCAAGAAAAAACACTAACTGCTTTCCAGAAGGCTGATGATTGGTGGGCGAAACATAATATAGGCACAAGGTTCGCTTTGATTACTATGATTGCTCTCTACGCCTCTCTAGTGTTTGCGTATCTCTTTAACAATGATATGACTAACATTGTACCCGTTATGGAAATCGTTGGTTGGATTTCATTCGCAGGATTCATATCCATTACACTTGGTGCTAACGGATTGGATAAGATCAAGGACATTATTTTAGCAATAAAGATGAAGAAATAAATTATGATTGGATTTTTAGCATTTATACCGAAGATATTCACAGCCATAGGAAACGCTCTTGTATACGCATCAAAGCATCCTAAAGAAGCTGCTCTTGTCGTCCTACTTGTACTATTGTGGTTTAGTTACAACGGAAAAGAGGATATGAGAGAAACTATATCAGAACAAACGATTGATATAGCGGCATACAAAGACGAAATAACGAATCTTGGTGGAATCACTGCCACGAAAGATGAGATTATCAAGGCCAGAGATGAAACTATCACAGACTTTAAAATTGTCATAGGCAAAATAAAGGTTGAACTTGGTGAACTAAAAGGAAAAGCTGACGACCAAAGAAAACGTATTGCTGATAGTAGCGCTGAAGCGGTTAGACTACAAAACGAATTGAATAAAGCGACCAGTGGTGTACTCTTTACAGATATACCTATTACAAGCGATTGTCCTGCAGCGGACACTGTAGATTGGGCATTAGAAACAATCCTTGAGGGAGTACAGAAATGAAAACAGTAAAAGAATTTATCGATGGTGATATGATAGTTGAATCTCTAAATACTAGTGGTGGTATGTCCGATTTGATTAAAGCACTTAGAAAAGAATTAATTTCCGGTAAGCAAATAACACTTATCGCAAAAGCTAACTCTAATACAAAGGTTAGTTGGAATATAAGTAAAGACATATGAAATATATATTAACTATATTACTGGTACTGTCTGTCATCGGATGTACAGAGAAGATTGTCTATAAGGACAGAATCGTAACAAAAGAAACTATTGTAGAAGTTCCTATGATTGTTGCAGCGGAGTGTGAAGAACCTCCTGCATTTAATCCTGTTCCTACAATGATTCACTCTTTGACGATAGAAGATAAAGGAAATTATGAGAAAATTGTGAAAGCACTTCTTATTTCCAATCTTCAATCAGAACACGATGTTTCTGTCTGTAAAGGTCATTTAGACGCATACCGAAAAGAAAAGATAAATACCGATAATACTAAACCAGGACAAGATTAATGAAAACCACATTTAGAACAAAGAGTACGCCGATTGTTGCGAATGGTTCAACTACCAAAGACATCGGCGGTACAGCAAATGTCGCAACTAAACACACATTTCAAGTTGTTGCGGATAAAGGCACAACAGAACTAATCTCTGCTGGCGACTTTGCAGCAGATACCGGTTTCACGAAAGGAACAGGTTGGACTATTGCAGATGGCGTTGCTTCTTGTGATGGTACACAGACAGCAGATAGTCTATTGACACTAACCACTCCCGTTACAACAGTTGCTAGTACAGTATACCTAATTGAATTTGATGTTGTAACCATCACCGCAGGTAATGTCGCAGCACAGTTTGACGGCATAGAAGTTATTGCTGACCAGTCAGAAGCGGGAACGTACAGGGTACTAGTGGCAGCTGCTGATACATCTGGTGAAGTTGATATCGTTGCTGATGACGAATTTGTTGGTTCTATTGATAATCTATCGCTGAGCGCTGTGGCAACAACTGGCGTAATTACCATATCAGGTAAAGTTGACAGACAAGACCCTGTCTGTACATACGCAGTAATGGGAACTATCGACCTATCATCAACAACTGTACTATTCTGGGAAGGTTCTGTCGAATCATTTGAATTTGGTGCCGGGGCAACATTAGATGGTAGTATTACTGTAGTATCAACTTCAACTAGATAAGGTAACACAATATGCCTATCGAATCTGTCAATCAACTTAGAGATTACTGCCTAGAGAGACTTGGGTCTCCTGTAATCAATATCGAAGGAGATGATGCTCAATGGAAGAGTAGAATCAATGACGCCATTCAATTCTTTGTTGAACGACATTATGATGGTGTGGAAGAAGTATTCTTCCGAAAGACTGTATTTCCAGAAGACGCTAAAAACGGATATGTAACAATCGATGGAGATATTGTTGCTGTTACAGAGTATTTCAAACGCGGCGAGACCGGTATGTCATCTGAAATTTGGGATGACGCTGAATGGAACTATATGGATGAGGTTAACCGACATGGTGGATTCTCTTCTAGTTCATACGGTCTTGTTGACTATTATCTAACAAGAACATATATAAGTCTATTAAATGATTTATTTGGTTCATCACATCACGGTTACAATTTCAATAAAGGAACAAATAGATTCTATCCTAAAAGTTCGTTCACAAGTGTTGGTTCTTCTGACCTTCTAGGAACTACGGAAGACTACGGTGACTGGACTTCTACGAACTCTACCATCAGTGTTAATGATGCTGAATGGATAAACGGAGAACTAACAGGAATGACTCTTACAAGTGATGCATCTGGTGCATTTGACATCACACAGAGTAAAGTTACAGATCATTATGTTTCTGGTACATATACCTCTACCATAATCTTAAAGAAAGGAACATACACAGGTAATGTTGTATTAAAGATTCTTGACCGTGATGATTATGAATTGGGTAGAGAAATAATTACTCCTACTACCAAGTGGGACCAATATTTTGTATCTGGTACTGCTGATGGATACAATATTAATGATTTGAAAGTTGTAATCGAATCCGAAACTGATGCTATTGGTGTCGGAGAGACAATTCTGTTCCATGGTATCACACTATACAAGAACTCATACATTGTTGTTAAAGGATATAAAGCTGTTTCGGAAGACGATACAGATATTCTTGACGACCCTTGGATGAAGAGATACGCTACAGCAATGATTAAACAACAATGGGGAAATAACACCAAGAAATATGACGGTGTACAACTACCTGGCGGCATCACAATGAAAGGTACAGAAATCTATCAAGAGGCCACAGAAGAAATCGCTCTACTAGAGAGTGAATTTGCCCAACGTTATGAAATGCCTGATATGATCTATATAGGTTAATACCATGGCAACCTCTAAGTATTTCAACCTCTACCAGTCTGGCCACACAGGCGAACAAGATATGTTGCATAACATGTCCAAAGAGTGTATCCAGATTAATGGCCTTGATTGTTACTATCTTCCTCGTACTCTTGTTAAAGAAGACTCCTTATTTGGAGAAGATGTACTATCAGAGTTTAATACAACCTACGAAATAGAAGCTTATGTGGAGTCATTTGATAATTATGAAGGCAGTGGTGATTTATTGGCATCGTTCGGACTTAATGTAACGGATGAACTTAATCTTACCGTTGCAACACGAAGATTCACCGAAGTAACATCAATGAAAAAACCTTTAGAGGGTGACCTTATATATTTTCCGCTAGGAAAAGCGTTGTTTGAAATTAAATTTGTGGAAGATGAACAGCCGTTCTATCCACTAGGAACTCTACCTTCATATTCTTTAAGATGTAAGTTATATGACCACAGTCATGAGACTATTACTCCACTATCTGCGGTAGACGGGTTACTTACTACAGATGATGATATTAATGCGGCATATGATACACCAACATCGACAACAGATGGTACAACAGAACCAACAACTATCGATGACCCATATGCCAATAATGATGAGATCGAGACAGAAGCTATAAATGTTATTGATTTCTCAGAATCCAACCCATTTGGAAGTTTTTAATAAATGTTTGATACAGGTACAGGTTCTACACATTTCTACCATGGTTCAGCACGTAAGATTGTAGCTGCATTTGGTTCTATGTTCAACAAAGTTGTTGGAGCTAGATATGATAGCGATGGAAACATTGTGAAGAAATTCGCGGTGCCGATTGCTTACTCAGGACAACAACACTACATTAAGAAACTAAGACAAGACCTATCTGAAAATGCTGTTGCTATTGATACTGTGTTGCCTAGAATGTCGTTCTCCCTTGAGTCATTAATATACGACCCAACACGACAATTACATCCTGCAAGTTATATGAAGGTCAATGACCCTAACGACTACAGTATCTTACACAAGAGATGGAATCCAGTACCATATACATACTACTTTAATGTTGGTGTTTACTCAAAGAACATGGAAGACGGTCTACAACTAATTGAACAAATAGTTCCTTGGTTCTCTCCTTCTTTCAATATGCCAGTAATAATGGTTGATGATGTGACAATAGATGTTCCTGTTACACTTACAAATGTTACATTCGAAGATAACGATATGGAAGGATTCACCGAAAACCGTATGTTAACTTGGAATATATCATTCGAAGCAAAAGGACTGTTCTTCAAACCTATCAATACTCCTACTGTTGTTGATACCGCTATCATTGATATGCATGATGATTCTGAGTTCTCAGAACCTGTAGAACTAGGAACAATAACAGAATTAGATCCTGTATACATTGTTACAGAAGATAAATATAATATCGCTGACGATGACGGATACCTCATCGTAGCTACTGAAACTTAAAGGTAATAAAATGGCAATAAAGCGTATAAGAGATTTAGACGAAAACACCACAGCTGATGATACAGACTTAGTTCTTACAGAAAGCGCGTCAGGCACCACATTAAAGACTAAGTTGATTAACCTTCTTAAGCGCGTATTCGCTTTCGAAGATGTATGGGAAGATTATGTTGTTGCTTTGGATGCATCAAACACACTTTCAGCTAATAACTCACCCACAATGGAAGAATTCAGAAGTGGTATATACGCACTCAGATATCCTGTAGACATTAAAGAACATGAAGCATTCTTCACGTTTCACTTTCACCACGATATGAAACCTGATACAGATATGCATATTCACTGTCACTTTACAACAAATGATGAATCTCCGACAGGAAATGTAAAATGGAATGTTGATTATATGTATGCTAGAGGGTATGAAGCTGATACGTTCCCTGCTCCTACAACACTATCCGTTGTTGCACCTGTCGGCGCACAATATTCTCATCAAATCACCGATGATGAGGCTATGATTATTTCTGCCACAGCAAATGATTTGGAACCAGATGGTCTTCTTATGGGTAGAGTATACAGAAATACAGAAGACATTGAAGATACTTGTGATTCTGACACTTTCTTACTATATGTAGATATTCACTACGTTAAGAATCGCGTTGGAACAACAGAAAGAAATCGTCCATTCACTTCTGGTGGATTTGGTGCATAATGCTTACATATAAACAACGTCTATCAGAACTCAAGGTCACAAAGAACCAGTTGAATCAATTGGAGAAGACTTTGGATTCGTTGTTCAAAGAACTCAATATCGATATTGTGTTCACCAATCATTTCCTCGATAGAGTCAATGATGAACGTAATGTTGAACAGATTAAGGTTCGTGAACTAAGAGACTTGTTCAGAAAAGAATTTGCCAAATATAAGAACGAATTCAAAGGAATGACACCAGGCCTACAGGCCATACTAAAAGACCTTGAGACAAATGTGAATGTGCCGTTTGTTATCAAATGGGACGAGAAGAATAAAGAACTTGACCTTATCGGAAAGACTGTTATGAGAAAGAAAAATTTCAAGTCTAGCAACAAAGAATACAAAGTCTAGTGTTATCGTTTAGAGAATTTAATGAAGATTTAACCTATGAGGATTGGGAACTCGCCCTATCCTATGTGGAGAGTGATTATCTTAATGAAGGACTACTTGATAACTTCAAGATTCCTGCGAAAATTGCTAAATTGTTCAATACAATAAAGAAAGAAATTGGCATCATCATTGATAAGTTCAAACTCAATATTAAAGATGCGGTTAATGCTTTTAAAGAAAGACACGTATTCGGTATATTGAAGGGAGTTGGATTCAGCTTTAAATCCCTATACAGACTATACTTGGATGCATATAATCTTATTGTGAAAGGTCTATTCAAGACATTTGAAGATATTCACAAGACTAAGATTTTTCAAAAGATTCAAAAAGGTACCATTAAGATTGATGAGGTATTGGCGAAATATCCTATACTAAAGAAACTTACTGGCCCTATTGTTGCCGGATTATTACTATATATCTGGTTGAATATGTCCTTTATAGGCGACCTTGAGTATGATATGAACATTGTAAATATGTTCTCAGCATTACAAGGAAACTTCTCCGTTGAGGACCTATTCGGAAGTAAAGATGGATTGTTGTTGATTACACTATTCGGTAGTGGTATAACATTGGGTTTATCTGCGCCATGGCTCGGAAAAACTGTACTAAATATGGTACTGGCTCTTGTATATACAGGACTCAAATATTCAAAATCAGACAACAAATTGATAAATAGATTACACAGCTACATAAACAATTAAAAGGTATACAAATGAAGACATATAAGGAATTCCTTGCGGAAGCAAAATTAGCAGAAGAACAATCTTACAAAGAGTTTTTCACAGCCGCACTAAAGAAGTTTGGTGTAACAGAGCCAGACCAACTGGAAGGTGACAAGAAGAAGGAATTCTTTGATTATGTGGATGCGAATTGGGAAGGCGAGAACGAAGTTGACGAAGCAGCTAAATGTGACGATGACGAAGAACTGACCGAAGAAGACGATGACAAAGAAGAAAAGTCTGATGATGACGATGATGATTCGGAAGACAAAGAAGAAAAGTCTGATGATGACGATTCAGAAGATGATGACGAAGAAAAAGAAGACAAAGAATAAAACCTTTTAATGAGGACCTTCGGGTCCTCAGTTTTGTTATGGTATTATAATGAATAATTCAAGCATGGAAAAAATGAACAAGGTCCTTGACGTTGCTCATGAATTGACCGATGAAGAAGATATTGTTCTAACACAATACGAACTCACCACAACATATAATGCTCCTGACGACATCATAGCAGACTATATCGTAACAAGAGATACGTTAAAGGCTCTGTTATCGAAAGGCGAGTATGCCATGAATAAGATGATTCTTATGCTTGGAGAAGATGCTCAACCTAGAACATTTGAAGTTTTTGCTACGATGATGAAATCTATTGCTGATATATCTGGTGAATTGTTAGACCTACAGAAACAAATGAAAGATATGCAAACCGAGGGTGATGGTAAAGACATTACTGGTTATGCTAAAGAGGATGACGAATCAGTATTAAACGGTACTACTATGGATTTGTTAGACGAAATCAATGATAAAGGGTAAAAAACTCAGAAAGGTTAGTTGTTACCTAGGCAATCTAAAACTCAAAAGAAACGGAATCAACTACAAGTACGACCAAGAACTTAAAGATGAGTTCAGAAAGTGTGCTGGTGATACTGTATATTTCATAAAAGAGTATATGAAGATTGTCCATGTTGATAGAGGATTGATTCCTTTTGATATGTATGACTACCAAGAAGAACTAATAAGAAACATACAAGATAATCGTTACTCAATCACCCTGGCATCACGACAGATTGGCAAATCAGTAACAACTATCGGTTTCCTTTTACACTTCATACTATTCAACAAATACAAACGTGTTGGTATCATTGCCAACAAAGGTGCCACTGCTAGAAAGATACTCGCTAAACTTAAATTAGCGTATGAGAATCTACCTCATTGGATCCAAAGTGGTGTCGTTGAATGGAATAAGGGTTCTATAGAACTTGAAAATGGATGTATCGTTGAGGCGTCCAGTACTTCTGGTGACGCTGTTCGTGGTGACTCTTTATCACTACTGTTCATTGATGAGGCCGCTTTCATTGAAAAGAACTTGTGGTCAGAATTCTACACATCTGTATATCCTACAATTTCTTCTGGTGTAACAACAAAGATAGTAATGGTATCTACAGCAAATGGTATGAACCACTATTACAAATTGTGGGATGATGCTGTTTCAGGAAAGTCCAAGTACAGTCCATTTGAAGTTGATTGGACGATGGTACCAGGCCGTGACGAAGAATTCAGATTAGAAACAATCGCGAATACTAGTCCGGAACAGTTCTCACAAGAACATGAGAATTCATTCTTAGGTAATACAAATACCCTAATATCATCTGTATCATTATCAAATATGCCAATAGGAGAACATGTTGGAGAAGATATACACGGTACACTTATATACGATAAAGCAGAACCAGGAAGAAAATACTTTGTATCTGTTGATGTAGGACAAGGTGTTAATCTTGATTACAGTATCATATCTGTTATTGATATTACAGAGTATCCGTTCAAACAGGTCGCAATGTATAGGAATAATTCAATATCACCGTTGTTCTTACCGAACATAATCGCGGAGGTTGCTACTAAATATAACGAAGCTTATGTGTTAGTAGAAAACAATGATATCGGAACATCTGTTGTTAACGACCTTAACTTTACATTAGAATACCCTAACATCATAAGCATAAAGACCGGTTCAGAAGGAAAATATAAACTTGGCATGAGAACTACCAAGAGAACAAAATCCTTCGGATGTTCAAATCTGAAAGAGTTGATAGAAAACGAAAAACTTGTAATAAAGAATTTTCATACAATTAACGAATTTAGTACATTTGTAAAAACAAAGAAATCATACGAGGCAGAGGCCGGATATAACGATGATATTGTTATGTCATTTGTTAATTTTGCTTTCTTCACAACAACCGAGTTGTTCAAGGACATATATAACAGTGATGTTAGACAGATGCTGTTAGATAAGAGATTATCAGACCTAGAGAACTCAATGATGCCTGACCTTGTCATTGATGACGGTATTCATGATAGCCAGGACGACAATGACGGATGGACTATTGTTAGCCAACATGGTCTGTAAATATAAATACAAGTTTTAATAAATATATCTGTAAAGATTAATAATCAAGAATTTTAGGAGAAATATATGGGATTCAGTTTAAGCCCTTCTATCGATGTACAAGAGATAGACCTAACAACATCTGTACCTGCTGTTGCAACCTCTATCGGTGGCATTGTTGGGGACTTTGAGTGGGGTCCTGTTGACGAAAGACGTATTATCGCATCAGAAGATCAACTAGTAAAAGTGTTCGGATTGCCGAACAACACAAACGCGAAAGATTGGTGGTCAGCTGCTAACTTCCTTGCGTACTCTGGTAACCTTAACGTTATTCGTTCTATTGATGCTGCTGCTATGAACGCATGTGCAAAATGGAACGCTGATGAGACAGTACCAACTACACCACAACAAATAAAGAATCAAGACGCTTTTGAAGCTGCAACAATCACTGATGCTGCTGTTATCGCAAAGTATCCTGGTGTTTACGGAAACAAAGTTACCGTTTCAATGATTGGTTTCGATGAAATTGCATACGAAGAGACTGCTGGTGATGTGTGGGACAATTGGAATTACAACAGTAGTTTCGAATATGCTCCTGATACAGCGGGTGATATTTGGATTGTTGTAATGTATGATGGTGTTATCGTTGAAAAATACACAGTTAGTTCAAACGTTGATGCGCTTGACTATCTAGGAAACACTAACTATATTGAAACAGTAGTAAATCGTAAATCTGAATATATTTGGATTGATGCTTCTAATCTATTAGTTGATGCCCTTGCTGCAGACCTAACAACCGCTACGCCAGACTTAGTTCCGGATTTGTGGTATCTTGGTGACGTATTAAATGTTTTGATTGATGGATATATCAATACAGCTGTTGCTCATAACGGACACAACTTTGTACTTACACAAGGTTTAGATGACGCTCCTGATGACGCTGCATTGCAACTGTCTTGGGACATTATGGCAAACCCAGAAGAATTTGATGTTAATCTTCTTATTACTGGTGCTGCTTCTGTAGCTGTTGCTCAATATGTAGTACAGAATGTTGCTGAAGTTCGTAAAGATTGTGTTGCTTTCTTCTCTCCACAAGAAACAAACGTTGTTTCTGATGGTACTCCTGCGGTATCTATTGTTGGTGCTAAACCTGCGATTGCTACTACATACGGCGTTATGGACGGTAACTACAAGTATCAGTTTGACAAATACAATGATGTATATCGTTGGTTGCCACTGAACGGCGACATCGCTGGTCTATGTGCGCGAGTTGATGACACAAATGACCCATGGTGGTCACCTGCTGGTTACAACCGTGGTCAAATCAAGAATGTTCAGAAGTTGGCTTTCCAACCTACTAAAGCACAAAGAGATGAACTATACAAGAACGGTATCAACAGTGTAATGACTACTAAAGGTGATGGTACTCTTCTTTATGGAGATAAGACATTCACAATTAAACCTAGTGCATTTGGTTATATCAATGTTCGTAGATTGTTCATTGTTATGGAAAAGGCGATTGCGACTGCTTCTAAGTACTCACTATTCGAATTCAATGATGCCTTCACACGTAATCGTTTCTACAATATGGTAGAACCTTTCCTACGTGACATCAAAGGTCGTAGAGGTGTATACGAATATGCCGTTGTTGTTGATGAACGTGTTAATACTCCAGAAGTTATTGACCGCGGTGAATTCCGTTGTGACATCTATATCAAACCTTCTCGTTCTATCCAGAACATTAGTTTGAGTTTCATTGCCACTAAGACTGGTGTTGATTTCGATGAAATTATTAACGCTTAATTAGAGGATTATAAAAATGAATGTAACAGATTTCAAAAGTAAATTCGCTTCTCTAGCGCGTCCTAACAGATTCAAAGTTTCCGGCTTCACCGCCGGAGGTCTTGGTGAAGACTTGTCGTTCATGTGTAAAGCTGCTAACTTACCAGCAGTTACTACAGGTGTTGTAGAAGTTCCATATAACGGTCGTGTTATTAAAGTTGCTGGCGACAGAACATATGAAGAATGGACAGTAACAATTATGGTTAACAAAGATTTTGTTACCCGTAAGGCATTTGAAGATTGGGCTAATAAAATCAACGACCCAGAAACAAATGTTGGTGCTGGAAGTCATGCCGATTATAAGGCAGACGGTATGGTTGAACAACTTGACGCAACCGGACAAGTTCTCGCAGCATACAATATTGTTGGCGCATGGCCATCACTTGTTTCAGAAGTTGAACTTTCTTGGGATTCAAACGATACCGTGTCTGAATTCACAGTGACCTTCTCATATGATTACTGGACTCGTTCAGCATAATAAGAATCACTTTCAAGTGACCCAAAAAAAGGGACTTCGGTCCCTTTTTTATTGTTTGATAAATAAAGGACAATGATAATATCAGGAAATCATAATGGCACAAGTTAAATTATTCGGCTTAGAGTTCAATTTAAAGAAGTCTGAACAGATAAAACAAGAGAAGTCAGACGATAAGAATACAAAGTCATTTGTTGAAAAACAAGATAATGACGGCGCTATTGTATTAGAGGATGGAATTAATAATTCATTCTTATATAGTTTTGATGAAACCTTCGCGTCAGAAAAACAACAAATTGAGAAATATCGTATGATGGCTCTTGATGTGGACGTTGATTGGGCCGTTGATGATATTGTAAATGAATCTTTCACATTTGATAGTGCTGAGAAGGTTGTAGAGGTAGACCTTACAAACACCGAACTCACAGAAAATATCAAAACAAAAATTACAGACGAATTTGACCATGTATTAAATCTCCTTGATTTCAATAATAAAGGTGATGAGATTTTCAGACGTTGGTTTGTTGACGGACGTATCTTTACACACAAACTAGTCAATACAAAGAAGCCGGCAGAAGGTATTAAACAGCTAAGATTTGTCGACCCAGTTAATATTAAGAAGGTTGTTGAACAAAACTTTGTTGAGGAAGAAGGTGTACGGGTATATAAGGAACCTACAATTTATTATGTGTATAAAAAACATAGTGAAAATGTAATAGGTGATACTATTCAAACCACAATGATTAAGGTACCTGAAAAGGCCATAACATATGTACACTCTGGTATCAAAGACCCAAAATCTGGTAGCGTTCTATCATACCTACACAGAGCAATCAAACCACTTAATCAACTCAACATGCTTGAAGATGCGACCGCTATCTATAAGATTGCACGTGCTCCCAGTCGTAGAGTGTTCTATGTAGATATTGGTAACCTTCCAAAGTCACAAGCCGAGCAGTATATGCGCGGTATCATGAACAACTACAAGAACAAGATGGTTTATGATTCATCAACAGGCGAGATGAAAGAACAAAGAAATCATATGTCTATGTTGGAAGACATTTGGTTGCCACGTAGAGAAGGTAGTCGTGGTACAGAGGTATCTACACTTGATGGTGCTAGTGGTTTCTCTGAGATGGATGAAGTAATATACTTCAAGAACAAACTATTCAGAGCTCTACAAATTCCTAAATCACGTATCGAAGAAGGCGCACAATTCAATGTTGGTCGTTCTAGTGAGATTTCCCGTGATGAGGTTAAGTTCAACAAATATGTAGGCAAACTACGTAAGAAGTTCTCTGAGTTGCTTAGAGATATTTTGAAGACACAACTATTACTCAAAAAGGTTATCACCTATGATGACTGGCACGAAATTAAGAATAGTATAAACTTCGACTTCAATACAGATTCATACTTTGCCGAACTTAAAGAGACCGAGATACTAACCAGTAGATTAGAAGTACTTGCAGAGATAGATCAGTACGTAGGAAAGTATTACAGTCTGCTTGATGTTAAGAGGGATGTATTGAAACAATCTGACGAACAAATAAAAGAAACCCAAGATCAGATAAATAAAGAAGAAGAAGAAGGTTTAATTGGCGACGGTGATGACGAAGATGGTGAAGATGAAGACACCGAAGATAAAGAAGCAGCACCAATGCCAGTACAGATTGTTGACCCAGACGAACAAACAAAAGAAAAAGATGATAAAGAGGATTCATAATGGAAAGTAAGTATAGTTTCGATTCAGCGTCAAAATTCAAAGATATTGTTAACGCTAGATTGAGTAAAATAGCCCACAACAAGATTGGTGATTTTAAGAAATTGCTATCGAAAACAATTTTTACAGGTAAAAAAGATGATAAAGAAGTTAATTCAAGCGATAGTGAATAAGAATCATACTCAAATTAAGGAATGTGTTAATTCAATCCTTATGGAGAAGATTTCAAAAGCATTAAACGAAAAAGCAAAACAAATTCTTGTTCGTGGTGGCAAGCGTGTACGTAAATTCCAAAGAGTTAAAGGAAAACATGTAGACGCAAAAACTGGTGTTGAGAAAAGAATTACCGGTGCTCAAGCGATGAAATTCAAAAAAGCTGGTATCAAGGCTGCTCGTAAAGGTAAAGGTAAACGTTCTATAGCGAAAGTTAAGAGAAAACGTTCAATGGCTAAGAAGTTTTAAAGGAAATGAATAACATGAGACTTATATCAGAAGAGTTAAGAGAAGGTCTAAAGGTAGACTCTGTACTTAACGAAGAAACAGGCAAGAAAGAACTATACATTAAAGGTATCTTTCTTCAACAAGAACAAAAGAATCGTAACGGGCGTGTATATCCTGCTGCGGTAATGGAAGGCGCAGTTAAGTCTTACATTGATGAATACGTTACAACAAAACGCGCAATTGGTGAACTAAATCATCCTACGTCACCAGTTGTTAACCCTGCAAACGCTTCACACCTTATCACAAACATTGTACAAGAAGGTAACAACTATATTGGTACCGCAAAGATTCTTGATACTCCTATGGGACAGATTGTTCGTGGTCTTGTAGAAGGTGGCGTCCAACTTGGTGTTTCATCAAGAGGTGTTGGTTCTCTTAAAGAAGAGAATGGCGTAAACGTTGTACAGAACGACTTCAAAATGTTCACTGTGGACGTAGTTGGTGACCCTAGTGCTACAGATGCATGGGTTAACGGTATCTACGAAAGTGCAGAGTGGGTATGGGATAACGGCGCTTTAGTCGAACACGAAGTCCAACAAATTGTTGATATTATGGAACAAAGTCCAGTCGATAATACAGAGGCCCAAATTAAGGCCTTCTCTACTTTTATGAGCTTAATCAAAGCAAAATAAAAATAGAGATTTTTAATTTAATAAATAATACTAAGTAATCAGTTACTTACGATTTTAACATGTTAGGAGTAATCTAAAAAATGACGATGTACAAATGCCCTGACTGCGATAGTTCTACTATGGAACTCAAAGAGGACGTTCACGTTTGTCCTGAGTGCCAAAAGTCATTAACTCTTGACGAAGCCGTTGAGTTGTTTGACAAAGGCGAACTTATTGCAATCTCAGAAGAGCTAGATACAAAAGAAGAAATCAAAGATGTTGACCTTAAAGTCAATATCGCTGAAGATTTCAAATCTCTTGTAGATGGCGAAGAACTCTCAGAAGAGTTCCAAAAGAAAGCTGCGACAATCTTTGAATCTGTTGTTAACCAAAAGGTTGCAGAGATCAATGGTGTCTTTGAACAGAAACTTGAGAAAGCGCAAGCTGAATCAGAAAAAACCCTTGAAGAAGCAAAAGTAGAATATCAATCAGAACTTGAAACTAAAGTTGATGATTATCTTGACTACGTTGTAACTGAGTGGATGGAAGCAAACGAACTCGCTATCGAGAACGGTGCTAGAACAGAAATTACAGAAGGTTTCATTGATGGTATGAAGGCTCTCTTTGCAGAAGCTTACATTGATGTACCAGAAGATCGTTTTGATGTTGTTGGCGACCTTGCAGAAAAAGTTGAGTCTCTTGAAAAAGAACTTGATAGCAAGATTGACGAAAGCATTGCAGCGAAGAAGAAATTGGAAGAGTCGTATTCAGTAATGGTCTTTAGCGAGATTGTTGAAGGTATGGCAGACACCGAAGTTGAGAAGTTTAAGGAGATTGCTGAAAGTGTCGCATTTGACGACATCGAAAGTTATCAAGAGAAGCTGACGACTCTAAAGGAAAACTTTTTCAAGAAAGAAATCACAGAAGATGTGGAAATCCTTGAAGAAGTCATTGTCGAGGATGACAAAATTGATGACGTTGACGATAAGAAAGACACAAGTACTTCTTACGAAGACGCAATCAGAGCGGCTCTCGCTAAATAACTTTTATTTTAAAATAGCATAGGAAAATATAAAAATGCAAAACACAATCTTAACAGAAGATGTGAAGAAGTCATGGGAGCCAATCCTTAACGAATCTTCACTACCTGAAATCAAAGACGCAACGGTTCGTAATACTGTTATGCGCCTTCTTGAAAACACAAAAGCGGAACTTAACGAAGCTGCAACTACTATTGCTGCTGACGGTACTTCTACAAACGGTGCTGCTGACAACTATGACCCAGTTCTTATCAAACTGATTCGTAGAACTATGCCTTCTATCATTGCACATGATATTATCGGCGTACAACCAATGTCAGGTCCTACTGGTCTTGTCTTCTCTATGGCGGCTGAGTATGTAGATGGCGGTGCTGAGGCATTCGGCGTTGACGCTCCTGTTGACCAAGGTAAGAACACTACCACCGAAGCTGAATTGCTTGGTGCAGATACAGAAATCACTGCTGCAAACAACGATGGTTCTGGTACTGCTGCACTTCCAGTAACACAAGTATCTCCTTGGAAAGAAATGACCTTCAGCATCGAGAAAGCGCCAGTAGACGTTCAAACTCGCGCACTGAAAGGTACTTACACCCAAGAGCTTGCACAAGACCTTAAAGCAATTCATGGTATTGATGCAGAAACAGAACTTGCTAACATCCTTGCTGGCGAACTTACTGCTGAAATCAATCGTGAGATGATTGCTCTTATCGATAACCAAGCGATTATCACTCCTGTTACTGACTGGCGTGGTGGTGGAGCTGGTACTGCTCCTTTAGGTACTGAACTTATGACTGTTGGTGAATTCGACCTTGAAGCAGATACAGACGCTATCGGCGAGATTGACCAAATCAAGGCACTTATGTTGTTCTTGAACAATCAGTCTGCACGTATCGCTCGTGGTACTCGTAGAGGAATGGCGAACTGGATTATCACTTCTCCTTCTATCGCTGGTGCTCTTGAGACTGCTGGTAAAGTAGACGCGATTGCTAACTTCGGCGCAGTTTCAACTCCTGCTGATGTTGGTGTTACATATGCTGGTATCCTTAATGGCCGTTACAAGCTGTTCATCGACCCATATATGGCAACAGATATCGTTTACATGGGTTACAAAGGTGCTTCTGCATATGATGCTGGTGCATACTACAGTCCATATGTTCCAATGAGTCTTATGAAGGCAGTTGGTGAGAACGACTTCCAACCTCGTATCGGATTCAAAACCCGTTATGGTCTTGCTGTTAACCCAATGGCAGTTGCGAAAGGTTCTCGTAACAACATCAGCATCTCTGATGCTACTAGTGCAGGTAATGTTGGCTATCACGCTAACCC